AGTTCCAAATTTGGCCACCATATAACACACAAGAGTATTTAGGTTTTGAATACCGCTCAAAAGGTTGGGCTAGAAGTTCTACCGACCAAGTAAAGAACAGCTTTACGGCTGATACCGACACGACCATATTTGACGATACAGTTATGGTTCTAGGTACAAAACTTAAGTATTTCCAAATCAAAGGCTTTGATACTACTGCATTGCAACAAGACTATTTCCGCTATTTAAATGTTGCTAAAGCCAACGACAAAGGCTCTGCTACCTTATCCTTTGCACCATACCCAAGCAAAGTGCTTATTGGTTACGCTAACATCCCAGACACTGGCTACGGGACATAATGGCAGTCGCACAACAAAGACGGGCAATGACAGCATCCCTACCATCTCCAATTGGGGGGTGGAACGCAAGGGATTCGCTTGCCGAAATGAACCAGTTAGATGCGGTTCAGATGGTCAATTTCTTTCCTACGCCTACGGATGTGACCCTCAGAAAAGGCTATACCAAGATTTCTACAGGCATTACAGGCGAAGTCTTATCTTTGATGAGCTATTCAAGCCCAACGACTACAAAGCTGTTTGGTTCTACATCTACAACTATTTACGATACAAGCACTTCTACGGCTACGGCTAGTCTTACAGGTAATACCGATGGCAAATGGATACACGCCATTATTACGACTGCTGGTGGCTCATTTATGCCTGCTGTAAACGGGGTTGACCCGATGGTTGTTTACGATGGCACAAGGTGGTCAAGAAGTGCTACAACATCAACGGCACAGACCATTTCAAGTATTACTAGGGGTGGAACAGGCAACTTAACCGCTACCCTAACGACTGCTAGTCCTCATAACCTTGTTACAGGTAACACCATAACAGTCGCAGGTGCTACCCCAGCAGAATTTAACGGAACTTATCGCATTACTGTAACGGGTGGTTCGACCCTCACCTATACGATGGCGGTTGCTCCAAGCGGTAATGCGACTGTAATGGGTACTTATACGATTAATTATTACATTACAGGTCTAAATTCCAATACATTTGCTTATGTAAACTTGTTTAAAGAGCGTCTGTATTTTGTGCAAGAAAACTCCCTAAGTTTTTGGTATTTGCCCGTAGATTCAATTAATGGGGCAGTTACCGAGTTTCCCCTTGGTGGCATCTTTAAGAATGGTGGCTACCTACAAGCAATGGGAACATGGACTATTGACGCTGGTTACGGAGTAGATGACCTAGCCGTATTTGTCACCAGTAATGGAGAAGTGGCTGTTTACAAGGGTTCTGACCCATCTAACCCTAATGATTGGGCTTTGGTAGGTATTTGGAACATTGGACAGACTTTTGCCCGTAAATGCGTCTTTAAATATGGTGGTGACATCCTGTTATTGACCCAACAAGGCTTAGTTCCCCTGTCGGCAGGACTACAATCCACCCGCCTAGACCCACGAGTTAACATTACAGACAAGATATTCTTTGCGATAAGCCAAGCAGCAGACGCTTATTCCGCTAATTATGGTTGGCAGATTAACTACCTAGCCAAATACAATATGTTGATTGTTAATATCCCTGTAACTACGGGTTCTGAGCAATATGTCATGCACAACATTACTAAGTCATGGGCAAGATTTACCAATATTGATGCAAATTGTTGGGAAATGAGCGGTGAAGATATGTATTTTGGTGGAAACGGCTATGTAGCTCGTTTTTATGACTCATTTTCTGACGATTCTGACAATATTAGCGGGTTTGTACAGCAAGCCTACTCCTATTTTGACCGCAGAGGGCAACAAAAACGATTTACTATGGTACGCCCTATCCTTCAGACCGATAACGGCTTACCGACTGTTTTATGCGGTGTCAGCACCGATTTTGATTCAGTACCTTTGACTAGCCAAATATCGTTTAACCCCGCAACCCTAGATGTAGGGGTTTGGGATGTATCCACATGGGATGACACTAATTGGGGTGGAAATCTAGTTGTGACTAAGTTTTGGCAAGGCGTGACAGGAATAGGCTATGCAGGCTCAATTAGTATGAATGTGGCAAGCCAAGGCATTGACTTTCATTGGGCAAGTACCGACTTTGTAATGGAAGCGGGTGGAGTCTTATAGGTGAGGACAGTAACTACTGAAAATCAGCAATATTTGGGGGAATGGCTGGTTAGAGTACTTAACTTTCCCCTACCCCAAACCACCCAATGTATCGGTCAGATGCAAGATGGTAATTTGGTAGCTGTAGTTGGATACTGTAATTTCATGCCAAAAGCCTGCGAAATGCACATTGGGGCATTGGCTGAAACGAATTGGATGAGTAGAGATTTATTATGGGCGGCATTTGATTACCCCTTTAATAAACTAGGAGTTAGCGTTATACTAGGGCAAATCTGTGCTGATAACACAGAAGCCCTAAAGTTAAACCGACATTTGGGCTTTAAGGTTGTAGCTGAAATACCTGATGCCCACATGAGTGGTGATTTGGTAATTATGGCTATGAGAAAAGAGGAGTGTCGGTTTCTTAACATCCGATGCTCTTTAAACAAGGGAGAATAGTATGGGTGGTGGTGGATTTTTAGGATTAGGGCCTGCTCCGAGTGCCCCTGCTGCACCTGATTACAGGGCTGCGGCAGTAGAAACCGCACAAGGTAATATAGATGCTGCTCGTCAAGCGACTGCGGCTAACCGAGTTAATCAAGTTACGCCTTATGGCAACCTGAACTACGCTATTACTGGAGCTGACCCATACGGCAATCCTACTTGGACTGCGACTCAGACCTTAAGCCCCGCCCAACAACAACTACTAGATTATCAAAACCAAACAAGCATTGGTCTAGGTCAGTTAGCAAACAAAGGATTAGGTTATGTAGAAAATATGCTACAAACCCCCTTTGATACAAGCCAATTACCAAGCACAGGGTTTAACCCTAGTCAGACCTACCAAGAAGCCTATATGCAACGGCTTGCCCCCCAATTACAGATGGGGCGTGAGCAATTAGCACAAGACTTAGCAAATAAAGGTATCGATATTGGCTCTAAGGCGTATGAAAACGCTATGCGTATGCAAGGACAGCGTGAGAACGATTTATTGTTAGGTGCTACAACTCAAGGCTTTGGCGTTGGTCAACAAGCCCGTCAGTCTGCATTGCAAGAGCAAGCCTACCTTAGAAACGAGCCATTAAACACTTTATCTGCGGTTCGTACAGGGGCACAAGTACAAGGCCCACAATTTGTTAATTCTGCCCAACAAGCTACGACTGCTGGGCCTGACATACTGGGTGCTGCACAGATGGGATACAACGCCCAAATGGGTGACTTTAACGCTAAACAAGCGGCACAAGCTAACCTCAATCAAGGTTTATTTAGTTTAGGCGGTGCTGGAATGATGAAATATTCCGATATGCGTTTAAAAGAAAACATTAGACCTGTAGGCGTAATGCCTAACGGCTTGACTTTATATAGCTTTGAATACAAAGATGAGATTAAAGCCAATCCAATGGCAGGTGAAGGTGTTCATGTAGGTGTAATGGCACAAGAAGTAGAGCAAGTATTCCCTTATGCAGTTAAAACCCTAGATGACGGCTATAAAGTCGTAGATTACGGACTATTACCATGAATATGTACAACCCTTACATTATGCCAATGCAACAAACCCAAGATTTAGGTGGCTTAAGCCCGTATTACCAAAACATTGCACAACAACAAGCCATGCAAAACGCTGCTATGCAACAAGGCATGAATTTGACTAATCAGGCTGGAATGACTGTTGATGGTAAACAAGCTGGGGCTGGAATGAATCCTATGGCAATGGCTATGATGTTGCGTCAAGGTCAAGACCAAAAGAATATCAATGCTGCAAACGCTGAAATGTCTGCATTTAATCAAAGACCCGCTCAAAACTATTATTCTGCTGGCATGAACCCAATGAACATTCAAAGCGATATGGACCAATAATATGGCACAACAAATGCTTAACTTAGGTGGCGATTTACCACCTGAATTTCAACAAAGACAACAAGCTTTAAACCGCCAACAAAAAATGGCTGAATTGCTTATGCAACAAGGTCAGCAAATGCCATCAGGACAAATGGTAAGTGGGCGTTTTGTAGCACCTAGTTTTTTTCAATACGCTGCACCCTTATTGCAAGGTTATTTAGGTAAAAAAGAATTAGAAAAAGCAGAAGCAGAACAATTAAATTTAGCCAAAGCTATTCGTGAGCAAGGTGCGTCTGAAGTTGCTGATATTTTAAATACTTTCCAAGGCAGACAAGCTGTTGCTGGTACTCCTGATATTCCTACTGAAACTTATGAAACAGTTAAAGGGACACCTGCACAAGCAGCAATACCAGCTAATCCACAATTAGCACTTGCAAAAGCAACTACCGCAGGGCCTTATGGTCGTGCTTTGTTACCTGCAATTCTTAAAAATGCTTTGCCTGAGCCAGTTAAACCAACGACTGATATGCAAAACTTTGAGTTTGCTAAATCCCAAGGCTTTAAAGGTTCGTTTACAGACTATAAAAATCAAATTACTCCGTATCAGCAAGCACAATTAAACTTTGATAGAGAAAAGTTTGAGTTTGAAAAAAACAAAGCTGCAATTAAACCATTGCCTGAAGGATTAAATAAACAAGTAACTGGTGCTGTAAACCTAACAGATGCTATTAGTGACTATCAAAACAAAATTAAAGGCTTTAGCGTTAAAGATTTTGCTAGTCCCGATAAACGAGCAGAGATGGGCAATTTGTATAACAACATGATGTTGCAAGCAAAAGAAGCATATAACTTAGGCGTATTAAACGGCCCTGACTATGAAATTTTGCAAAAAGTTGTAAAAGACCCAACCAATATTACTTCTTTAGCGTTTACCAATAACGCACTAAGCAAACAAGCTGATAGTTTAAGAAAAACTGCATCTGACATTGTTAAAAATGCTTATATGTCACAAGGTCGTGAAGTACCTGTTGATATTTCAATGAAGTTTATTAAAAAAGAAGAACCTAAAACTGAAAAACCATCTGTTGCACAACAACTAGGTTTGTCAAAAGTACCTAAAGGTGTTGACCCTAAAGTTTGGAATGTTATGACCCCTGAAGAAAAGGCGTTATTTAAATGACATTAGAACAACAACAAGCCATAGCTTTAGCTAACGCTAGGTTGCGTTTGCAAGAATCACAACCAACTGAACCGCAGGTAACAGAATCGCAATTTGCTGAAACGGGTGGTGGTGCGGTTGTTGGCAGACCTGTGCGTGGTGTCCGTTTAAATGTACAACCTGAACCTAGACCACTAGAATCTTTTGTAGCAGGTGCTACCCGTTCTGCTATTGACCCTATGTTGGCTGTAGCCCAAGGCGTTACAGGTGGGCGTGGTGGTGTAAGTGGTGCAGTACAGCGTTTAGCCCAAGAATCCGCACAATACGAACAAGCCAACCCAATGTCTTATATTGGTGGGCGTATTGGTGGTGCTGTATTGCCTGCTGCTGGTGTAGCTAAAGGCGTAGGCATGATTCCTAGCTTTGCTAGAGCTAATCCTTATGTTCAAGGTGCTGGCGTAGGTGCAATTACAGGTGCTATGACCCCTGTTGAAACAGGTGCTACTGGCCCTCAAATGTACGAACAAATGGGTCAAAATGTAGCTACAGGCGGTGCAATCGGTACTGCTATTCCTGTAATTGGGCGTGGCATACAAGCCGCAGGTGGGGCTATTCGTAAAGGTTTAGGGGTAAGTACAGGTGCGGGTGAAGAATCTATTGCACAAGCTTTAAGAGCAGGGCGTGAAGGTAATCAAGATTTTTTACAAAACATTAAAGGTGAAGTATCAGCCGAAAATGTATTAAAACAAGCCAAAGACGCATTAGCTAATATGCGTTCTGCTCGTTCCCAAGAGTACCAAAAAGGCATACAAACAACCAAAGAAAACCAAGTATTTTTAAACTTTAAACCTATTAGAGAAGCGTTTGATGAAACTTTAGGCAGTTTAAAATCTAAGGGTATTGGTGAAGAAGCATCTAAAGTTGGCCCTGACACAATGAAAAAGGTCAACGAGATTAAAGGCATTTTGAACGAATGGCAAAAAAAGCCTACATTGCATACTGCTGGCGGTTTAGATGACCTTAAACAGCGTTTAGATGATGTCTATACAGAAGGAATGACCGACCAAGCAAAACGGATTCTTTCTAATACAAGAACTGCTGTAAAAAAGACTATTGTTGACCAAGACGCTAATTACGCTAAAACAATGGCTAATTACGAAGAAGCGTTAGGTTTAGAAAGAGAAATAGAACGAGCATTAAGCATAGGTAAAAAAAGTGCTGCAGATACCGCTATTCGTAAATTACAGTCATTGACTCGTAATAACGCTAATACCAATTATGGTTATCGTATGGAATTGGCTAAGGCTTTACAAGAAAAAGGCGGTCAAGATTTAATGCCTGCTTTAGCTGGTCAAGCACTAAGCTCTTATGTACCAAGAGGATTAGCAGGTCAAGGTGCTGGTATTGGTGCAAGTTTAACGGCATTTTCAAACCCAATGGCTGCTGCTGTTTTACCTTTAACTAGCCCCAAATTAATGGGTTTAGGTGCTTATGGATTAGGCAGAGCTACACGCAATATTCCACAATTAACAGACGCAGAGCTAAGAAATATGGCTCGTATGTTGACTACACAAGGCGTACAAGGAGCAATAAATGAGTAGAAACGGGTCAGGCACATATACACTACCTGCGGGTAATCCCGTAGTTACAGGCACAACCATTGCAAGTACATGGGCTAATAACACACTTAGTGATATAGCTTCTGCATTGACTGATTCGGTAGCTGCCGATGGTCAAACCGCAATGACGGGTAATTTAAACCTTAGTAGTAACAAAATTGTTAACTTAGCTACCCCTACTTTATCTACAGACGCAGTTACTAAGGCATATGCAGACGCTTTAGTAAGTGGCGGTACGGGTTCATTTACAACCCTAACTGTTACGGGTACAACTACCCTTGCTACATCGTTAACGGGTGTACTAAAAGGTACTTCAGGCGTGGTTGCAGTAGCTACAGCAGGTACAGAGTATGTAGCCCCCGCCACAGCCACAAACTTTACTGCCCAACAATACTTTGGGAATGTAGCGTTAACCGATGGTGCTACGATTGCATGGGCGGCTAATACTGCCCAAGTCGCTACCTTTACCTTTGTATCGAATAACAGAACAATGGGTGCTCCTACAGGATTAGTAAACGGGGCATATTACGGATTAGCGGTTATTCAAAACGCTGGGTCAAATACTCTGACTTGGAACGCTGTATTTAAGTGGGCGGGTGGTACTGCCCCAACTCTTTCAACGGGTGCTAGTGCTAAAGACTATTTTGTATTCCGCTCTGATGGTACAAACCTATACGAGCAAGGTAGAAGTTTGGGGGTTGCATGACCCTACCTGTAGTCTTTACTGCGAATGGGCCAAGTGGTTATAACCTAACCAAATCTCTACGCTTTCGGTCTAGTGCTTCTGCTTATTTAAATAGAACTCCAGCTAGTGCTGGTAATCGAAAAACTTGGACATGGTCTGCATGGGTTAAGCGAGGAAGTTTAACTAGCAATTTTGTATTATTTAATCAAGGTGGTTTATCTAGTAACTACACTTTAGCAAGATTTGATTCTTCTGACAGGTTAGATTTTCATAGTTACGGAGCGTCTTCTTACAATTTTCAAAAAGTTTCAACGGCAGTTTATCGTGACCCTTCTGCTTGGTATCACATTGTTTTTGTGTTGGATGCAACAAATACACAAGCACGAATTTATGTAAATGGTAGCGAAGTTGCATATACTACAAATACAAACCCATCTAACGCAGACCAGCCATTTAATCAAGCAGTATTGACATATATTGGTGCGGCTACAACACCACTTCAATATTTTGACGGCTACCTAGCAGAAGTTAACTTTGTCGATGGACAAGCCCTTACCCCATCCTCTTTTGGTGAAACATCTACAACCACAGGTGTATGGATACCTAAGAAATACACAGGAACTTACGGCACAAATGGATTCTATTTACCATTTACCGATACTACTTCTACATCTACACTAGGAACAGACTTCTCAGGTAACAGTAATACTTGGACAGTTAATAACATCAGCCTAACTACTGGCTCTACATACGACAGTATGACCGATGTGCCTACATTGACAAGTGCTACTGTGGCTAATTATTGTGTGTTGAATCCATTACAGACAACCCAGTCCGCTACTGCGCCAACTAACGGAAATTTAACATCTCCTGCTAATGCTGGGGTATGGCGAAGAATTGGCTCTACAATGCAATTACCTACAACAGGTAAGTTTTATTTTGAATATAATTGTGATTCTTTTAGTTCATTTGCAACTTTTAGTATTGGTGTATTTAGTGGTGCTTTAAACACCGCCAACGAAATAATTGGAACTTCTTCTACAGAATGGGGTTACAACGCACAAAGCGGATACGCATCCAATAATAGTTCAAATATAAGTAGCGGGTTTACAACAGCAACAACTGGCGATGTATTGCAACTTGCTTATGACGCAAGCACAGGAAGTCTTTGGTTTGGAAAAAACAACACATGGCAAGGTGCAAGCAGTCCAAACCCTTCAACAGGAACAAGCCCAACATATACAGGCGTTTACAATGTAAGCCCTGTAATGGTACAAAACTGGGCAACCCAATCTGTTAACTTTGGTCAAAGACCATTCTCCTACACACCACCAACAGGCTTTGTAGCACTAAACACATTTAACTTACCTACTCCTACTATTGGTGCTACTGCATCTAGTCAAGCTAATAAGTATATGAATATTTCTCTGTACACAGGTACAGGTTCTAGTCAATCTATTACTGGATTAGGCTTTCAGCCCGATTGGACATGGATTAAAAGTCGTAGTGGTGCAACAGACCATGGACTTTATGATGCAGTCAGGGGAGTTCAAAAACAATTAGAAAGTAATAATACTGATTCAGAAACCACCGAAACCACAGGATTAACAGCGTTTGGTTCAGATGGATTTACTGTCGGTGCATTAGCCCAATTAAACACTTCTTCAGCCACTTATGTGGGCTGGAATTGGAAAGCCAATGGTGCAGGCTCAACCAACACAGCAGGTTCTATTACATCTACAGTAAGTGCTAATACAACTGCTGGATTTAGTGTTGTTACTTATACAGGTACAGGAAGTAACGCTACAGTAGGACATGGCTTAGGTGTAGCACCTAGCATGATTATTGCAAGAGGTAGGTCTGCTGGAACTGCTGGTTTTAATTGGCGTGTTTACCATGGAAGTCTTGCGGCAACAGCCTATTTAGAAATTAACACTACATCAGGGCAACAGACTGATGCAACAGTATGGAATAGCACCGCACCAACATCGTCTGTATTTTCTTTAGGCTCATCAGGAAATGTAAATGGTTCAACGGAAACTTATGTAGCCTACTGCTTTGCACCTATCGCTGGCTATAGTGCATTTGGCTCATACACAGGTAATGGTTCTAGTGATGGTCCGTTTATATTTACTGGGTTTAGACCAAGATTTGTGATGATTAAGCGTACAGATAGTGCTGATGATTGGCTAATAATAGATACATCTAGAAATCCATACAATGTAACCAATTTAAATCTTTGGGCAAATTTAAGTAGTGCAGAAGGTACATCAAACAGAACAGATGTTTTATCAAATGGATTTAAGTTAAGAAACAATTTGGCAGAACACAACGCTAGTGGCGGTACTTACATATACGCTTGCTTCGCAGAAAACCCATTCAAATACGCTAACGCCCGATAGGAGTTAATTATGTTTTATTGCACAACCACAGGACAATACATTCGAGAGGGTACACCTTTTGAAATTAATGGTATCCAATACCCACAAAATTGGCTAAACCTATCTACACCACAAGAAAAGATTGATATTGGTTTAGAAGAAGTCATAGCAACTAATAGCCCCGCCAATGACCAATATTACTGGGTCAGCACAGAACTTAGCGGTGCTACCTTGACTTATGTAAACACGCCCAAAGACTTGAATACTTGCAAAACTAATGCGGTTAGTCAACTAAGAACCACCGCATATTCCATGCTCTTGCCAACTGATTGGATGGTCGTAAAGTCTGTAGAAACATCTACCCCAATCCCAACCGATTGGAATACATGGAGAGCATCTATTCGGACAACTTGTGAGAACGCTATTACAGCCGTTAATGCTTGCACGAATGTCGATGAATTGGCACAATTAACTGTTACTTGGCCAAACGACCCTAATGAGGTGCAAAATGTTCCTAATTGATTGGATGTTCGATAAGATGGGCTACACCAAAAAGGTGCATTGGCTTACTTTACTCAATGATTGGGAAGGCACAATAAAAGCCACGCCTAAGAAAAAAGTTGCAACCAAACGGACACCTGTTGTCAAGAAAACTGTAAGAAAGAAAACATGAACATGGCACAGCTTACTGAACAAGAACTCGAAGATTTGGTCGAAAAGGTGACTGAGCGTGTCGTAAAAAACTTGTACACATCCGTAGGTGAGAATGTGGTTAAGAAGTTTTTTTGGGCAGTAGGCATTATTGTGGTGTCGTTATTAATGTGGTTGGCTGGCAACGGACACCTAGCTAAGTGATTATTGAGTCTATTCTTGGGGCGTTAGTCCCCGTAGGCGTAGAAGGCATTAAACAGCTTATAGGGCGTTTTAATGGTGGAGTTCGCCCAACTACTATTGCCGAGCAGATTCAGCTTGATAACAGCGAAATAGCCCGCTTAGAAGCCCTTGCCAAGCTCGATAACCCGTATGGGCAACCAAGCCAATGGGTTATTGATTTAAGAGCGTCTAGCCGTTATATAGGGGCTTTAATCGTTATTCTTGTAGGATTATCTACCCTATATTTACCTGTTGACCAGTTTGTACAGCGTATTGGATTGGAAGCTGCCAACATAGCCTTTGGATTCTTATTTGGTAGTCGAATTATGGCTAACCTGAAGAAATGAGCCGATTTCAAGAGTGTTTAGCCCGTATTCTGAAGCACGAAGGTGGTTATGTTAACGACCCCCTAGACTCTGGCGGCAGAACCAATTTAGGGGTCACACAGAGGGTTTGGGAAGAATTTGTGGGGCATCCTGTCACCGAAGCCGATATGAAGGCTCTAACCCCCGAAAAAATAGCCCCAATGTACAAATTAAAGTATTGGAATCCTAGCTACTGTGAAGTCTTACCGAAAGGACTAGATTATGTGGTATTTGATTTTGCCGTTAATGCAGGGACAGGGCGAAGCGTTAAGACTTTACAACAGGCGATTGGATGCGTGGCTGATGGAGTTATCGGGCCAAAGACTATGGCAGTCATTAATGATGCAAACCCTAAAGACCTTATTGCAAAGTTTTCAGACGCTAGGGCAGACTTCTACCAAGGTATAGTTGCAAGAAAACCCGACCAAGCTCGTTTTATTAAAGGTTGGCTTAATCGGGTTGAAGAATCTAGAAAACTAGCTCTTGAGGAACACGACCATAACAACAAACAGACTTAGCATTAATAACGCTTTTTCTGTCCAATATGCCCTGTTAAGACGGGCAGGGTCGTAAATCAAATAAGACTGAAGCTCTAGCATATCGGTGTCGGTTTCAATGTACTTAGGTGGCACATAATACTTACCGATTTGTACTTTGCCGTTGTTGTATGGAATGTTCATAAATACCCCGCTAAACCATAACCAAGAGTTGTACAGGCTAGTGCAAATAACACAAATAAAATTGTAGCTACAAATGGGTTCATTCGTTCCTCGCTTTCATCATGGCATCAGCAAATAAATAAGCATCTTTAGCCAAAATTTCTACTGATATTTCAATTCTTGATTCCTCATTTATTGTGTAATAAACGCAATCGGGAAGGGCAAAAGATATTAAACTTTGAAATGCTTTGGCAGCAAAGTAATCTCGCAAATCCATACCTGTGCTTTCTTTAACGCCAACAATGTCATTGTTATAAATAGGTTCTGTGCTTGGAAAAGCTTTCATTCAAACTCCTCGCTTTCTGTATCTTCAACATCGTAAATAAATGCCATGACTTCACTATCTACATGGATGTGTTTTTTGGCTAATTCAGGCTTATGCTCAACAGCCGTATGGACTTCTTGAACTAGCTGATAGGCTTGGTATAGCTTATCAATCATCTCTTGTCTAGTCACTTTATGCCCCTAGTAAAAGATTTTATAGCGTGGATGGCAAGTAACCTCAACGGGTACAGTCGTTGTTACCCCGTTAATCTTACGCCTAGCCTCAATAACTACTGGTCTAGTATTAGCCGACTCACATTCATTAATTGCCAAGATAACTTGACTTCTACTCATGTGAAAAACAGTCTTATCGGTTTCTAAAGTAGCGTTAGGTGGCTCAAACGATGAACAAGCCCCTAATAATGCGGTTGATAGTGCGATTGCGTATTTCATGATATTCCCCCAGTTCTTAAAACATAAACAATAGCAGGTATGCCAAACGCCAACACACCTGCAACCATACCTAATAAAAAATCTTTCATAGTTTCCCCCTTGTTAAGACAGTTCTATTGTTAAGCCAACTTAATAATTAATATATTAGGACAAACCCTAATAAAAAAGGGCGTAGATTTGGCTAAATTGGGGGGAAAGCAAGAAAACCCTTTGTCCAAGCATCCTCTAACGCTTGCTTAACCGCCCTAAAAAGGTGGGCTACTAGCTTGAGAAAGCATACTTACTGGCCTTTCTATATACAAAGCGTTTGCCCGTAATAAGGTGGGGTGGCCCTCAAGGTGTGAAGGAGAGAGTTGTGGCAGGGGGATTGCCGCCACCCCGTAGTCATTATAGTTTGTTTTTAGCCCTGTAAAAGGCAAGCAAATGAGTAAAACATTCCCACCCAATTCGCAGGTCATCTTCAGGTATCTCTATTAGTTTAGCCTTATTTTGTAGGGCATTGACATAAACAATGGCACACCTAGCGTTAGGCATATCAAAGCCTTGTCTATAGGCACTTAGTTGCATTTGGTGGTCAAAGTAATAGTCGAGCTTGTCTAAGTCTTTTTCAGTCGTTTTAAAGTCGATTACGCAGTTTTTGGCGATTAGGTCGCATTTACCCCCATACCCACCTTTAGCAAAGGATTTCTCAGAAACCCATAGCTGTGGGCCAAAATGTTCGTTTATGGTGCTTTCTACGACTCGGACATAGGGCGGTAACTCAGGGATGTAAATGCCCTCGTAGAACGCTTCTATGACCCCATGTATCTGTGTTCCCCGTTCTGCTGCTTGCTTGGCGGTTTCTTTACTATCGGATACAACCCGACTTAACCAATCTTCCTCAGACTCACCCTCTAAGCGAGGTAATGTAAGTGCAGCGAGGATAGCTTGTTGTTGTTTCCATACATCCAATGCGGGTTTTGACGCACAACCAATAATTGTGGTAACTGATGGCAGTAAGCCGAGTTCTCTTGCGTCTTTGACAGTTGTGTTTCTTTCTTTGCCATTCTTGCCAACGACCCGATAGGCTGGACTGCCATTGGGTAAGTACCAATGCCCACTTTCATTTACATTCTCTTTCACTAACATATATCCCCCTGTTAAACATTACATTAACTGTAGTATTGCGATTCTATCATCTGAGTTTCTAACCCTGTCGGCACAAGCCTGAACCACAGTCTTAATGACAGTTTCCAAGTCATCTTGGGCAAACCCGATGATGGGCACTTCTTCATCGTAGCCCCGTTCTTGGAAAGTCTTGACTGTATATTTTTGGTCAATAAAGTCTTTAATCATGTGGTTCATGGCTTACTCCTTTTTTTGTAACAATGTGTGCTTGTTTATGGTGAAAATCACAAAGCCAAACAACATCTAAAGGCCTTGAATAATCGGGGTGATGGGCTTCTGACTCACCACCGCAAATTAAACAAGGATGTTTTAACAACCTACCATCACGAAGTGCGTTATTAGTGATAATGTGTGCCGCTCTGCGTAATGGAAAATTGTTTAAATAATTGTTTCTTGCTTTTTTAATTGCTAATTTGCCGTTTTCAGTTTTTGCATACACTTTTCTAGCCTGAACACGATGTGGCAAAGACGCTCTTTTTTTATCGTATTCTTTGATGTAATCAGCGTTTTTTTCTAAATAAGCTAAAACCCGTGACCGAACACAAGATTTGCATTTATTTAAATGCCCATCAGCCATTTCTTTGTGCTTATAGTATTCGGTCATTGGTTTATCAAGTCCACATTGTTTACAAGTTTTCATAGATATTCCTTAAAAAGGTTTATCTATTATATACCTTTCTAAAAGGGTACACTTAAATCATCATCTTCAATCGCTGCATCTTTTAGCATCCGATTAACATCGGGCTTACTGAAAGTGTTGCGATATTCGGCTGACTGCATAATTTGGTCTTTTAAGCCTTGTGATAGGCTGTCAAAAACCTCTTGGTCAAACTTCTGTAAATCAAACAAGACGCAAGGGTTTACGCCTTGTGGTACGCCAGCTTTCTGTACGATTGCAGGTACTGGAGTGATAGCTACAGCATCAGCGTAGGTATTGCCGTTTTGGGCAGTTCTATGCTGAATAGTGACCATGCACCATTTATCCAGTAAGTTTCTAAGGTCAAAGCCACGCAACTCATCATCGGTAAATGATTTGCCACGCCAAGATTCCAAGTCCTTCCGTAACGAAGCCTTATCGCCTAGCGACAGCGTGTAGTTGCGTGTTTGGATAAGGGGTT